AAAGAGATAACTGAACACATCCCCCATTTCCATCATAACATCTGTTCCTCTCTCCTTTTTTAGATTTGTCTTCTTGTATGTTTTCTTATATTGTCGAATTGCGGATGCGAGTTCACCAACTTCTTCTGTCAGGAGAAGCCATACTGTATCGATAGGGGCACGATCCCACCCCTTAGACCGACACACCTTTTCTGTTTCACATTTGTATTTGTTTAGACTCATACTTATTCTACAGGGGACTCAAAGCTTTAATTGATTCCAATTTTGTTATTATAGTCAATCTTATTTCCAGTGGTACTGGTATTTATAGGTCGGTCCATGGGAGTACTTATGGTGTCTATATCTTTCGCATATGCGATATACTGAGACACCCCGGTTTGAATTTGTGACATGGCCGTAGATATGACACGGTCGTTCATAAACTTGACTTGCTCGTTCACATTTGAATGGTGATCACCCGAGTTGTTGATAAAAACAACTCGCATAATTCCGTACAGGTCATCAGGATTTTGATAATCGATGGAGATACCAGTTTTGTTCTTAAACGACTGACGAATTCCACGCTGGAGAAGATTCTTATTGAATTCGGAAAAAAAGAGAGTGTTCAGTGGAGTCTCACACTGCTTGAGAGAACTGAGGTGGAGGTTATCACACATTTAATATAGTCGCCGAAAAAAATTATCCGTAGATATTAAATGCTGAACATCGCCAACTTTGACGAAGCGTATGCCACCAAACCCATGAATGCTGAACCGATTCCATGTGAAGCCCCAGAGTGCTTTGTGGGTTCTTATCCCCCTGTGGCGAAACCCGGTCAGGATGGACCATTTTTCGTAAACACGTATCTCATGCATCCTACACGTAAATTCGAGACCGTTGGAACGGTATCTGTGAGAAGTGCGGATCTTAATTGTAAGAAGTAAGTTAAAAATAAAAATTGAACAGAAAGTATATGAGGGTCATTAAACGCTCAGGTCGTATTGAGGATATGAGATTTGATAACGTCACCAATAGGATCAAGAATTTAACGTCTGGACTTTCGGACAAATGTGACTCTCAAAAAATTGCTCAACAGGTTTTTTCATCGATGTATGATAACATCACCACACAGGAAATAGACATTCTCTCTGCTGAAATTTGTATCGGTTTGATTACATCGGACCCGGATTATGAAGTTCTCGCCACCCGTATTATCGCCAGTAATATTCATAAAGTATGCCCGAATAACTTTCATCTCGCGATGCGAAAGCTCCAGAAGGCGAAAATTATCACAGACGAGGTTGTTGAAGTCGCTCAACAGGTAAAGGATTACATCAAAACTGACCGTGATTTCGACTTTGGCTATTTCGGTTTAAAAACTCTTGAAAAAAGTTACCTTCAAAGGGTTGAAGGAAAGTTGATTGAAACACCCCAATACTTGTTTATGCGTGTTGCTATAGGTATTCATGGTAAAGATATTCCCGCGGTTCTCGAAACGTACGACAAAATGTCCCAGGGTTTATTCATTCATGCAACCCCTACTCTATTCAATGCTGGTACACCTCGACCCCAGATGTCTTCTTGTTTTTTGATTGCAAATAAGGGTGATTCAATTGATGGCATTTATGGGACTCTAACAGAATGTGCTCAAATCTCAAAGTGGGCCGGTGGTATCGGTATGCATATTCATGATATTCGTGCGAATAAGTCTCGCATTCGAGGCACTAATGGTCAATCTGATGGAATCATTCCAATGCTTAGGGTATTCAACGCGACAGCTCGTTATGTGAACCAAGCTGGTCGTCGTAAGGGTTCGATTGCTGTATATGTTGAACCATGGCATGCGGACATCATGGATTTCTTAGAACTTCGTCTCAACCAAGGTGATGAGGAGGCACGTTGTAGGGACCTTTTCAGTGCTATGTGGATTCCAGACCTCTTCATGAAGAGGGTTGAAGAAGGTGGTAATTGGTCTCTCTTCTGTCCCGATAAGGCTAAGGGTCTTTCTGATGTCTACGGTAAGGAGTTTGAAGAGCTCTACACTAAATATGAAGAAGAAGGCCTAGCTAACACCACTCTGCCTGCTGCCGATTTATGGAAGGCTATTCTCAGATCTCAAACTGAGACTGGAACTCCCTATATGTTGTATAAGGATGCCTGTAACTCAAAGTCGAACCAGAAGAACTTGGGTGTGATTAAGAGTTCTAATCTCTGCACGGAGATTATTGAATATACAGACAAAGATGAGACCTCGGTGTGCAACCTGGCGTCTATCGCACTTCCAAAGTACGTAAACAAGGAAACGAAAACCTTCGATTATGACAAGCTCCACGAAGTTACTAAAGTTGTTACAAAAAATTTGAATCGGGTTATCGATAGAAATTTTTACCCAGTTGAGACTGCAAAACGCTCTAATATGAGACATCGTCCCATTGGTCTAGGTGTACAGGGTCTCGCAGATGTCTTCATCCTATGTGGTCTTCCATTTGACTGTGAAGAGTCTAGAACTATGAATGCTCATATATTTGAGACTATCTATCACGCAGCTCTCGAGGCCAGTTCTGAACTCGCAGAGGTGGATGGTTCGTACGAGACATTTGATGGATCTCCAGCATCCCAAGGTATTCTTCAACCAGATATGTGGGAAGGGGAAACAAAATTCAGTGGTCGTTATGACTGGGACGCGATGAGGGAGCGAGTTAAGACAAAGGGTCTTAGGAACAGTCTCCTTCTCGCCCCCATGCCAACGGCTTCTACCGCTCAAATTTTAGGTAATAACGAGTGTTTCGAACCCTATACGACCAATATTTACCTGCGTCGCACACTCGCTGGTGAGTTTGTCGTCGTAAACAATCACCTGGTAAATGCTCTAAAGGAACGCGGTCTCTGGTCCAAGGAAATGAAAGACCTCATGGTTAAGGCTGGTGGTTCTATTCAAAATATTGTAGACATCCCTGATGATATTAAGGCTCTTTACAAAACTGTTTGGGAAATTAGCCAAAAATGCATTATCGATATGGCAGCTGATCGCGGTAGGTTCATAGACCAGAGCCAGTCGATGAACCTGTTCATGGAAAGTCCCACAATGTCCAAGTTATCTTCGATGCACATGTACGCATGGAAAGCTGGTCTTAAGACTGGAATGTATTACCTACGATCTAAGGCTAAGGCTCGACCAATCCAGTTCAGCCTAGAGCCAGATTGTGTGGCTTGTTCGGCTTAAAGTTTTAGATTCTAAATAAAACAGAATAATGGATACTGCTATCGAAAATCTACAGATTAATCAGTTTAATAACCGAAAAATTGTCATAAGTACTAAACAAGGTACACCTTTACGTGTTCAGTTTCCTCGAATGTATATGCCTTTTGGGGTCTCCGGTTTTACACCAGAGGTGGGTCAAACTAAGTACAACATCGATTTCGCAATCAAGGGTTATGACGAAGATGGGAGTTACATGAAGAAGTTTTATGATTCTACCCGTAAACTTGAAGATATGATCATAGATGCAGTCACTGAACAAAGTGTGAGTATTTTTGGTATGTCAATGTCGAAAGAAGAGCTTCTTCCTATGTTTAATTCAAATATTAAACAGTCTCCGGATCGTGAACCAAAGTTTAGGGTCAAGGTTGACACGACTATGGAAGACCAAATCAAATCGAACGTATTCGACGCTGATAAAAACCCATTACATGATGATGCTACTAACGGTCTCTATGCAAGAAATAGTGGACATGCTATTGTTGAACTCAATAGTGTGTATTTCTTGAACAGGAAGTTTGGGTGTACATGGAAGCTCTATCAGCTCATCGTATACGAGCCACAAAATCTAAAGGGATTTCAATTTAAACTTTAGTTTTACTTAACATTAAAATACTATATATAGCCTGAGCCTCCTTGAGCAATTTACCCTGAACTCTGGTATATTTCTTTGGGTCCAAACCAAGCTTGATTTTAGCCATTCTTACGGATTCTGACCACTGAGTGAGTGTCATCTCTTACTTACTAGCTTTGATTATTTTTTTGTAGGTCTTGCTACCCTTCTTGGGGACGAGACAGAAAGAGTCCTTCTTCTCAGCCTTCTCCTTCGCGAGGTCAATGAAAGCCATGAACTTGGGGTTCTGCTTGAGAGACTTCTTAGCAGCCTTACTCGCCGCCTTGGAAATAATACGCCCATCCTTCATCATAAGATCCTTCTTGGTGAGACCACCAGAGGTTGCGTTAGCGTTACCATGGAAAACTTCAGCACGGGAACCAACAGTCATTTATATTAAGCACGGAAAATATTCTTGATGTCCATAATAGAAATTTTAGCTGATGTCCTGTTAACCGGGATTTGAGTTTTTACACGGTCATCATTAAGAACCTCTGAGCACACGATAGATTTATGACCTTGGAGTGCCATCATTTCTTCTTCCACACTCACAAACCGTGGACACTCCTTGTAGACCAATTTTTTAACGTAAACGGCTTGTGTTTGACCGGTTCGATGACTTCTACCAATCGCCTGTAATTCAGTTGCAGGGTTCCACGCTGGGGCTGTTATATATACTCGAGTCGCATCCTGTAAATTTAAACCCTGCCCCCCACTCTTGATCTGAATGATGAAAACAGCTCCCGGGGTTGCACTTTTAAACGCATTTATTTGCCTGACCCGTTCTTCTTTAGGAACTGACCCATCAATCCTGAAAACTGGACAGTCCAAGTGAGATTGAATATAGTTCATTTCACCCCTAAACTGACAAAAGATGAGACTCTTCTCCTTAGGGTGTTCTTGAATCATCCTGAATAAGGTTTCCATCTTGTTCGATCGGCCTTCCCATTTTGTTGGCTTGGTTCCATTCTTCGCACCGACTCCATTTAGATACATCTGTGGCCAAATCATACACTGCCTGGCACGGAGAAGGCACTCCAAAATAACCATATTTTTGGAGTTAAGACTTTGGGTATTTTTGAATGCATCTTTAATAATATCCTGAGCCTCCAAAAAAACAAATTCGTAGAGAGCCTTCTCTTCTTTGAACATATCAAGTTCCACATTTTCAAAGATGCAAGGTGGGAGCCGAAGACGTTCGTTAATCTTAGCGAGATCATCTTTGGTTCGACGAAGGATATAGATATCTTTGATCTCTTTCGTCCTTCCTTGAACAAAATTCTTGGGAATTCCCAAAAAAGTACAAAGAGACACAAAATCCTCCATTGAATTAAATACTGGTGTACCAGTCACAATCCATTTAATATTTGTTCTCAAACGGCACACACTTTTGAATAATTTTGAAGACTTGTTTCGAATCTCATGGGCTTCATCAAGGATGACTCGATCCCATTTCATGCGATGAAGTGGTGTCAATGCATCGACCCCACCACCCTTAACGGTAAGAACAGTGTAGGGTGCGATGGTAATATCGGTCATTTCGTTGACTTTACGCTCAGGCCCATCGTAGATGTTCACACTCAATTCGGGTGCAAACTTTCCGATTTCCTCGTGCCATTGTGTGATAATAGATTTGGGTACGATGATGAGTGTGCGAGGCTGTGGATTAGCAAGAATGGTAGCCAAAAGCTGCACGGTCTTACCCAGACCCATTTCGTCACAGAGGAACCCTCCTTTGGGCCCCGATTCCTGATGTTCCATTCCAAACATCCATTGAACACCCTCTTTCTGGTAGGGGCCAATGAGACGACCATTGAGAGTGTATTTACTCTCAGTCATCATTGTAGAAGTCTTCTTCGGGGAGTGCCTCAATTTCACAGACAACTGGTTCAGGTTCCTTTTTCTTACGAGTCTTCTTCAACTTAGGTTTAGGAAGTTCATCTAAGTGTTCTCTAAAATAGAGAACTTTATCCCAAAATTCCCTCATGACTGGGAGATAAGTCTTCCACCATTCACGATCACGGGGAACGTTAACCACGTCAAACTCCTCAGGCTTTGGCCAGTTGGTGGCAGCTGGTTTGTATTGGATAAAATCTGCTGATTCTAGGTCTAAAATCTCCATACAAAGTTGAAGCTGTGGCATGTAATGTTCAGGCACCTCCCCAGGGATGATTGCCCTCTGAGGAGGACACTTGATCTCGACCAATTTTCCTGATTCGGTTACACCATCGGGGCTTCCACCAAGCCAGCTTTCAACTGGATGGGGACAAAGACCGAGTTCGTGTACAACCTCCCCATGCCTCTCTTCATACAATATACGCGCCTCGTCCTCATATAGCTCACCGTGACGAGTGGCTGCGTTACCGGTGAACTTTTCACCCAGACCACATTTCTTAAGAAGAAGACCTTCGGGTGTTTCATACTTATTTTTACCTATAGCCGTAGCGGCATCTGAAGCGGTTAACATTTTGCCACGGAGAGCAAGCCACTCTTCTGACTTTTGGGCTGCATACTCTCGATCTAACGCTGCTCTAACATTTGGATGCATATTAAATTAACTAAAATTGTATCTTTTAAGTTCGTCTAGAACCTGAAAATATATCTGTGCCGCATTCTGCTCGGCCTGTTTCTTACTTTTAGCGACACCTCTCGAACGGAACAGGTCTTGTATATAGATATCTATGTAGAAGAGACCCTCGTGGTGAGCAGATACACGATACTCTGGAAGAGGCCATCCATTTACTTGGCAATGGCGCATAAGGTGATCCTTATAATTATCATCCACCATTATGGAATTCATATCGACCAACTTTGGATCTTGATAGATGCGAAGGATAAACTCCTTAGTGTGAATGAGACCAATATCCATATAAATGGCACCGATGAGGGCTTCAAACACATCCTCTAAAATTTTAGTGTTATTATTCCACCCATTCCTCATACCCTTCTCATCCATGATGACGAGTTCATTTAGATTAAGGGAATTTGCAATCTTAGCTAGAGTTTCTCCACGCACGAGCTTGGTGCGCGCTTTTGTGAGAAAGCCCTCTTGACGACTTTCGAAACGATCAAATAAAAACTTAGTGATGACAAAACCTAGGACCGAGTCACCAATAAATTCTAGAGTTTCAAAGGATTCAGTAAATTGTTCATATTCTTTCAAAGCAGATTTGTGCGTAAAAGCCTTTTGGTACAAATCAAGATTTTTGATCTTTGTACCAACAAGTTGTTCAATGCGTGTCTTATCAACGAAGACAACCATGTTTTTTTATTATGTTACGTTTTTATTTTTTAAGCCACCTTCTTGATGTAGTGAGGAGAGAGATACTTCTGGAGGTTAAGGTACGTAACCTGAACGTCAGCAGGGGGAGCGAGGAGATCACGGAGGGTATCGTCGAGGACAATTTGACGACCGTTCTCAGGATGCTTGAGACCCTGCTCGGTGATATACTTGTTAATAAACTTGGTAACCTCGGAGCGAGAGATGAGATCGCCGTCGGGAAGGCCAAGAAAAGCCCTCAACTTAGGTGTCACATCCTGCTTTCGGTTGAAGCCGTTGTTCTCAGCGCGCTTCTTCGCCTTCTCACCATCAGGGTCATCTTGCGCATTCTTAAGCTTACGGATAAGCTTGGACAGGTTCTTCACATCGTTACGGAGGGCGGAAAGTTCGGTCTGAATAGTTTCAAGAGACATTATATCTTTCTTACTCCCCTAACCTTTAAGTCTATGTAGAGAAGACCTAAGAGAACAACGATTAATATTACTATTAAAGCGTAAACTTCTATGGGGTCGGTGCGTTCGACTATGATTGGTTCGGCTGGGCGATCTATGTATCTAAATGGTGATCTACTACCATCGTCAGGGCATCCACCAAAGCAGCAGTCAGCTGGGCATGGTAATACATCGGGTCCCTTACGGACGCCACAGAACTGATTCCGTTCACCTTTGTAGGAGTAGCACCTACATTCATCAATGATGTTACAGACCATATTATTATATCATGATATAATAATGGACGATCAAATTTATCCGAAGACTACCATTGAAAAATTCCTGAATGAAAATGTACTCTTCAAGGATGAAAAATTGAAGAAGTATTACGATAGGAATTTACAGAGGGATTTGGGTAAGTTCAGAAACCGTGTTCCTCGTTCAAAGGATTTTGAAAAGGTCATGTACGTTTTAGTGACTGATTCCATACGAGACATAATCATCGAGACTATCGGTGAAGTTTCGGAATACATGAAGAACATGGGTGATGTCATCGTGAGTGGAGGTGAAGCTTTCAACCTCTATGTTCCATTCGAGGAAAGAATTGTTACAAGTGATATAGACGCCAAGTTTGTGCCTCGTATGCCTGTAAATCCACAATATTTTGGTAAACTTCAAGCTACCAAACTCCTGTTGTGGAATAAATTGGGTGAGATTGCAAAGCGTCTTGGTCCACGCATCAAGAAGAGGATCCTCTCTATGAAAAAGAAGCATTCCAAACTTTTTAAATTTCTGGGTATCAACTTCAAACAATCTGGGCCAGTTGTGACACGTCGTTACACTCTGATTAAGAAGAAAAAGCTGGGAACCAACAATCAACCCAGTAAAGGAGATGTGTTCATAGATGTAGAACTTTTCGCACTCGATTTGAATATTCGCTATTTCTCACCTGAGACTCGTAAAGTTGAAGATTTCACCTTAGGAGGCATCCTCGATATTCCCTTCATGCGCCCAAAAGAGTTTGGCTATGAAGTTGTTCTTTCCAGGCGTAAAGGTATTACCTATCGTAACATTAATACCGGTAAACTTGTAACCAACAATAAGGTATACATAGCCAGTAAGGAATTTTTGATAGAAGATATCTATCTCATGCAGAAACTTCGTCTCCGCCCCGAGAAGAAGGAGAAGGATCGTCAGCGTCTCGTGAGACTTGGTAGAATATTTGACAAACGAGTGAAACTCACGGATACTATGGAAGATGTGTTTAAGAGGGTGCGTTCCAAAATAGTGAGAAAGGGCCCCCCGGCTACTAAGAAAGATGCCAAGGTCTCCATGAACCAGGCGAAGCGTGTAGATCCTTACAAATATAAGAATTTCACCACGAAACCCTCTGATGAGCGTCTTTCAAAGCAGCTTGTTCACGGTCTAAAGACTGTCACTAAGAACGTTAAGATTAACGGTTACGAAAAGTCAAGTGGCAACAAACGTTTCAATCTCAAGTCTCTCAAGTGGAAGAATGTCAAGAATAATTCCTACGTGAAGAATGAGTTTAATCTCAGACCCAAGAATGCAAAAAATTTACCCAAGAATTTTGACATATCTAACACTCTTTACGGTTACAAACCCAGGAGAAATACATGGGTTCCTACAAATGTTCTCAATAAGTCCGCAGCTATACCATTTGTTGGGTTAAAGAAATGAGACACATTACATACATAAATGATCTACAACGCTCCAGCCAAAGGTGATGACGGTCTCTATTTCGTGAAGGCTCTCAACGATGAGAAGCGCAAGTGCTTTGTTCAGCTCAACAAGGCGAAGATTACTGATGTTTCAGGCGAGATTGTCCTCGATCTTGCGTCTGAAACCAATGCCCAGAAGATTGAGGGTATCGATACCCACAATCTCGAGGCAGCCCTTGAGAACTGCGAGTCGTGGTTCGGTAAAAAGTTGTCCGAAAACGTGATCAAGGGTGCCTATACCCCCAGTGTGGTGAACGGTCAGCTCACCGCTGATCGCCTCGAAGTGACCAAGGTATTTAACGCACAGCAGGAGAGCATCGACTTTGAGGGTGTCCAGTCGGGTAAAAACTGCAATGTCATCCTCGAGTTTGCCGGACTTTGGTTTGCTAAGAAGGCTTTCGGTTCCACATGGAATATTGTCCAGGTCAAGGTTCTCGAGGACCCAATCCTCGATGTATACCCAGACGGTTACGCATTTGTCGACGAGGATGAAGAATAAAAAAATTTGTTAGTAGTATATAAAAGATGTCGATGTTCAACAAGGCTCGTAGGCAAAATATTCTTATGCTCGTGGCCGTCGCTGTTCTCATTTTTCTCCTTTTCAACATGAACTCCAAGTCCGGTTACGCCATCGTCGAGCGTGAGTATTCGGCGTTCGGTGCGGCTCCCACTGCTGGCCCTGCCGCTGGTCCCTCCGCCGCTGCCCCAGACACCATCTGCGGTGGTATGAACAAGGGCACCGGTCTTGCGTCCTCCCTCCTCCCCCGGGAGGTGGCCTCCGATGAGGATTTTGGACAGTTTGCCCCAGAGGACATCCTCAAGGGACAGAACTTCCTCGAGCCTCGTCAGCAGGTCGGCTTCCCCGAGACTGTCGGTGGTGCTCTCCGAAACGCTAACCAGCAGATTAGGTCTGACCCACCCAATCCCAAGGACCCCTACGTGTGGAACAACTCCACTATCGTTCCTGATCTCATGCAGCGCGGTCTCTGCGCTTAAAGATTTAACGTTTATAAATATAAATGACTTCCGTCGCACCTGATCTCTCCGAGAATGTATCTAAACTGGTAGAGCTCACAAAGCAATTAGCTGAGGCTAAATCTGATATTAAGATCCTCAACACAGAGGAGAAGCGCCTAAAGGAGACTGTAAAAAAGCATATGGTTTCTCAGGGTATAGACACTATCAATCTCAGGAAGGGTAAGATTAGTATTCGTAAAAGCGTCCGTAAGTCGAGTATGAATAAGGATGCTATTAAGGAGGGTCTCATGACCTTTTTTGGAGGAGATGAAACTAAGGTTGAAGGTGCTCTAAATGCAATTAAGGATGGACTTAAAACAAAGGAGTCTACCTCAATCTCGTTAACCGGTTTAAAAGATAAACCCCCTAAAGAAGATAAGTAACTAAGCCACAATGGTTTGGAGCCAATATGTATATGAAGCGTCCACTGGATTTGATCATGATGCCAGTGATGACGATGAATTTTTCGATGACACTCCTCTGAATATTGAAGACTGGGAAGTCAAATACTCAGATGAACTCTGGCACATGTGGAACTCTATCAGGACACTGATGGATGATGCCCATATCAATCATTCCGGAAACTTTGGTGACTTTGTGGAATTTTGTTTCAAGGAGCATGATTCAGAACATGATCGAGTCACATGGGAATATCAGGAACAGACGCAATGGTTTGAGGAGAGACTCTCTCACATATGGCGAAACCTCAGGAGAAATATTAATGATAACCATCTTCACGAGGAGATGATGCGAGGTGTAACCTTTTACCACTTTACGGACTTTGCCAAAAATTATATGTGTATATATTAAATGCTCCCAAACCTTACGTCTCAAAAGATCGCCATCCCTGCCGCTCTTTTTCTGGCCCTGAGCCCCGGTGTTGTTCTGACCACCGACGGCTCCAAGGTTTCTTTCGGAAACCGCAAAACCAGTCAGATGGCCGTGTTCTTCCATGCTCTGGTCTTCTTCCTCGTGTACTCTCTCGTCGCCCGCGCGATGGGTCTCGTCCTCACTCGCAACGACCTCATCGTCAGCACTGCGCTCTTCCTTGCACTCAGCCCCGGTCTTCTCCTCACCCTCCCCCCCGGCTCGGGTGGTGTCGTTCGCTCCGGTCAGACCAGCCTGAATGCGGCTCTCGTGCACTCGATCGTGTTCGCCGTGATCTTTGCGCTTTTACGTCGTCAATTTCCTCAATTCTACTAAGTAGGAAGATGAAGTATCTGATCTTGGGACCAGCTTCCATGGGTATATACTCTCTCATAGGCACTCTAAAGTCTAGGGAGAGTCAACTCGTGGATGTTAAAGAAATTTCTGGATCTTCTGCGGGTGCCATTTTAGCACTATTTTTGGCAATGGGGATGTCTGTAGATGAAATTTTAGAAACTTCACTCGAACTCAATATCCCCAATTTTGTTAAAATACGTATTGGCTCATTTTTTAACAAATTTGGTTTTGTTGATATGGGTCCAATTCGTAAAAAATTAGTAGAAATATGTGGTTCTGACCCTACATTTGAGGATTTGGAAATGAAAATATACGTCGCCACATTTTGTATGAACACATCAGAGACGGTCTACTTCTCGAAGGATACACATCCAAATATGAAAGTTATCGATGCAGTGTGTATGTCTATGGCGGTGCCATTCATATTCGCGTGTGGTAAATATGAGGGTAAAACATATATAGACGGTGGTATGAAGGAGGAGTTCCCATTGGCTCCATTTTATGATAAAAAACCACACGAAGTGACGTGTATAAAAATTAAAATGAATCGTGTATATCAAAATGATATAGAAACACCGAAGCAGTTTGTCGACACACTCATTCGATCAGCTCTTTCCAACAGGGTAACTTACAATACACCCATCGAAATTCTTGAAATTAACGTAGAGGATACAAACGTGTTTGATTTTGGTATGAGTTATGAAGAAAAAATACGATTATTCAATAAAGGATATACTTTTTTATCAGCCTAATATAAATGGATGTGGATACATTCAAATTAAGGCTGGCCGGACTACCTTTTCTTAGTAAGTCAGAAGTCGAGTCTTACCAACAGAGGGTTACACAGGGAAGAATGACTCCCGAGGCGATGTACAGGGAGGCGTTATTAGTTCATAGGGGACGGCGATCTGCCGAAATAGGTAAGAAAAAGAGAGAATTTATAAGACGGATCGCAAATCTACCTTTAAATTCTAATGATACACAAAGTTTAGTCGTGTCAATCAACGAAAACACCAACTTACTTGATTTAGAGGAACGAGCTAAGAAGACTGTTGAATTTCGCAAAGGTGAAAATTTGGGTAAAAGAAGGGCAAAGCTTTCTAAAACTCTTACACGTATCAAAATAAATAGAAGTAATAAAGATGAATTTCTAAAAAGATTTGATGAAGGTAAAGATACTGTGAGAGCTCTCATAGAAAACGCAAAAGCCCTCGAAAAAAAGAAAGCTTCAGAAGGTGTCGCTAAGGAGAGACAATTTCTCAAAAATGCAGTTACTCGTATAGGTATTAGTCAGGCTCAACAAAGTCAAATTATGTCCAAATTCAAACCTGGGGGAGTGAAAGCCCTCATCGAACAGGCTAGAAAAATAAAGCAGAAG